TGCTTTATGATATTCGATTGATGATCTTGTTTAAAATCATCAACCTTCATAGGCAAAGCAGCTAGTTCTTTTTTTCTCTGTTTTTTTCTTTCTTTGTTTAAGAAATATCTACCAAGCATCCTGAAAGGACTAGGACCTGCACCAAGTAAATCTAACCTTTCAGTTTTCTTTTTAATTTTCTTTTTTTCTTTTTCGTAATCTGCCATGTTACTGCCTCCTTCGCTAAACTTCTTACCAATAAACATCTTGCTTCGTATACCTCTGTCCAAGCCTGGTGCACCACCGATCTTGGATAAAGTTTTAACTTTTACGTCACCACCTAAAGGTCCAGTTACCTTCTTTTTCCCTACTTCTTCTAATTTTTTAGTGGATTTTTTTAATCTTTTTTCCCCACTTTTGATCTCTTTTGACGCTCTTTCAGTTACTTTACGTTGATTTTGTTTTACTTTGTTCAACGCTTGTTTCTTAAGTTTTAACTTAGCAGCTGCTTCTCTTGACTGTTTTGTTTTTTCTTTAGCAGTTTTTTCTTCTGCCCTATATCTTTCAACAACGGCGGCAAAGTTGTAAGGGTCATACATGACTTTCTCTTTTTGCCTCATGCCTTTTTTACCAGTCATTAGTAGTATTCCCTTTTATTTCTCGGATACCAGTCTTCGCCTTGGTCTTCTCCATCCAGTGAGATAAACCCACCTTGCCTAAATCGCATGATTGCCATCGTCATACTATCACAATAGTCATCATGATCTCCGTTTGGAAAAGATGCAACTTCTTCTATTACATCCTCTGCAAATTTC